ATTGAAGCGGTCGGCCTGCTTGAACACCCGGCCGCAGCGCCTGTTCTGGAAGACGCCAGTGCCCACCTCAGTCCACTCCCAGTCCTCGCCTGTCAGCGGGGCGATGGGCTCGAACATGGCCAGGGTCTTGAACATGTTGGCGGCGTAGGGCGCGCTACTGCCCGAGTGGCCTTCCTCGGCGAAGATTTCCAGCAGCTTCAGGACGTGCGTGCAGATGGCCTCTTGCATGTCGTCCTTGAAGCGGCCGTCCTCATCGAGCCAGCCTGCGGCCTTGAATTCCAGCCATGCGTGGTCGTTGAGGCGGCTCATAGGTCCACCCCGTCGGTCAGGTAGGCCATGCCGTTGTTCAGGCGCTCGATCTGGTCCGTGAGCCGTGCAACCTGATCCGCCACCGGCGACTGCGTGGGCGTGGAGTAGCCGGTGTCCTTTGGCTCCTGCGCCGGCTCCGGCAGCGGCCGCGTCAGTGGCCCGAGCTTCATGGCCAGGGCGTGGAACCGCTCTTCCATGGCCGCCACGTTCTTGGCCAGGCGCTCCATCTGGAACTCGATGCCGCAGCCCAGGCGCGCGCCGTGGTCCCTGACGATGCTGTGCTGTGCCTGCGGCCCGATGTTCATGCCCTGTTGGGCCATGTGGGCAGCGTACTTTTCCTGCGCCCGGATGTCTTGGGGGCCCATCATTTGCGTGTCTCCAATTCGATCAACAGGTCGGCGAAGTGCTTGATCTTTTCGAGGTCCCGGATACCGCCCTTGTCGCGCCAGCGTGAGGCGTACTTGATGATGCACCCCTCGATGAAGGGAATACCGTTTGCGTGGATGTACTCCACGGGCTGGATTTTCATTTTCCTGTAGTGGTCGCCCGCCACCTGCACATCCAGAGCGCTTGTGCTCGTGGCAGTGATCTCCCCGTGCGCCGGCGCGGTGACCGTGAAGGTCTCCTCGACTGGTGCCGCTTGCACTGACAGGAACTTGATGGGCTTGTCCAGCAGCTCCTTGCGCAGCTTGTAGATGACCGGCTTGGCGGTCTGGAATCGCTCGGCCAGCTTGGCCACGTCAGCGTTCGGGTTCTTGGCCAGGTACTCGCGGATGCGGTCAGCCTTTGTCTTCTTGGGTCTCATGGGGTTGCTCCTTCGTGCGGATGAGTTTGGCTTTGCCTGCGCGGATTGTTTTCTCCACGTAGTCGTAGGCCTTCTCGATGTCGTAAACGGTGCTGTTTTCCAACTGCACCTCGTGAAGGTCCGTGATCAGCTTGAGTGCTTCCCACTCGGCAGCTTTCATCACGAACCGCATGCCCAGCCGCACACCTCGCTCCGCCAGGGCGTGGAGGTGGTGCTGGGACTCGTTGATCTCCTTGAGCCAGTCGCTGCCCTTGCCGTGGATGGCGAGGGACTCCGACATGTTGGCCATGGCGATCAATCGGTCAACGTCATCTTTCGTGGCGCGACCTGTGCGCACCTGCTCCAACGCTTCGCGGTTCTTGATTTGGATCATCAGGAACTGCTCTTTCAGTTGAGGCAGGCGCTGCATGCCAGAGAGTACAAAACCAATGGGGTCAGCCAGCACTTTCTTTGGCCTGTACTTGCTGCGCTTTCTCACTTCAACGCCTCGACAACGGCCGCAGCCAGGGTGATGACCGAGATGGCGTAGAGAAGGTAGACGGTGACATCGAACGCGAGCCGTGGTCCGCGTACCCCGAGCAGGGCGTTCTGGATACGTATCTCGTCGTAGCCCATCGGGCGAGGCGGCCGTTGGTACTGCAGACCGATGAGTACCTTGCCGGTGTTGACGTAGCGGCCCGAGGCGGCCAGCTTCTCAAAGATTTCTGGCTTCAAAATGGGGCCTCCTCGCAGTCAGAGAGGTCGGGCTCCTTTTTGGTCTTCTTGCGCAGCTCCTTAGGCATGAGCTCGGCAGGCATGACCCAACGAGTACCGTCCCACTGAGGGAACGGCCAGGGGTACGGAAGTAGTGGTTCAGTCTTCACACTCTTTCTCCTTTCTAGGTGGGAGCCTGTATCTTAGCCGCTCCACTTCACTTGTCAACTCCTCAACTCTTTTTTCTGCTCTCATCCAGGCCTCGCGCCACAGGTGACTGTCGTCCAGCTTGTCCGCAGCCGACTGCAGGATAGGTGCAATCGGTGCGTGGCTGGGGAAGTCTGCGAGGTACCGGAGGTTGTCCGATAGCTTCATCACTTTCTCCAGGGGTGTCGTTCATATTCTTCGCGAAGGAAACCGTACAGTACCAGGTCGTCACCATCCTCAAACACCTTGCGCATGCGGCCTTCGTACTGAAAGCCCATGCGGCCGGCAAAGCGCTGGGTGTCCAGGTTGGAGCCTCGTATCAGGCCCGTGATCCGTGATACCTGCAGCACCTCAAACGGCAGGTACATCACGGCATGGAAGTAGCTGCGCGAGAGCCAGTTGGTACCGCGCTCGGCGGCCAGGTGCATGTCGACGTTGGTGCCGATGTAGGACGAGAAGATGCACACCGCGATGAAGCGGTCGTTGTCATCCACCACGCTCACGGCGCTGCAGTTGTTGCCGATGCCTTCGGCCCCGATACGTTCTTTGGCCCAGGCTACTGCAGCGTCGACGCGCTCATTCCTCAGAATCCGGGCCATAGGTATCGATGATCTCGTCTTCCCACAGCATCAGCTGCTCTTCGGTGATGCCCTTGGTGATGTCCACCTTGCGGGGCTTGCCAGCCGGGCCGGTGATTTCGAGCATGACCGCTGTGATTTCAACCATGGGCGGGAACATTTCGCCCCGGACCTCCAGTGATGGCCAGACTTCAAAAATGAGTTCGACCGGTAGGGTTATTTCGGCGTTGTGCTTCACGTTCTTCCTCTTCTTTCTGTCGGCGCTGCTCGATGCGAAGCAGCAGCATTGATTCCTCGTACACCTTGTCGAACACAGGTTCCACGATGTCGGCAATGGTCTGCGACATCGAGGTCTTGCGAAACGCGGCGATCTCCTTGAGCTTGACGTAGGCGTCCGCCGGTACCGTCACCGTGATCCAGCGCGCCTTCTTGCGCTGAGACGGGGACAACCGATCTGGGGCGTCCTTGCTCTTCTTGCGGCGCTTCACACCGAGCTTGCGCGGCCTGCCCGGGCGGCCACGCTTTCGCTTGGGGCCCTGCGGCTCGCGCGCTTTCGGCACGAACTCTTCGCCGTCTTCCGGCTCTTCATGCGGCATCGATTTCTCCTTTCTACGTCTCGAAAAAAGCGGCCGCGACGCGCGCGGCCGTAACCCTACTCAGGGGAGGAGACAACTGCTGAAATCCCAGCCCCATTATGCAGCCTCACCCCAGCTTGGGCCAACCTCCACGTCCACCCGCGAGGGCACTTCCAGTGTCACCGCGTTGGCCATGATCCGTGATGCTTCAACCGCCTCGTCGCGGCTCCTGACCGACAGCGCGATCTCGTCGTGCACCTGCAGCCGGATGTCGAAGCCGGCCTTGGCCAGTGCCACCATGCCGGCCTTGGTCTGGTCGGCGGCCGAGCCCTGGATCAGCCGGTTCAAGCCCTTGTAGGTGCCCGCCCGCTTGATGCGTCGGCCGTACTCGATGATGGCCTGCTCGTAGGGCAGCGCCTTGTTCACGCCCCATTCCACCGGCTCCCACAGCGGGAAGCGGCATTTGCGGCCCAGGAGCGTGCGGATCGCGCCGCCCGAGGCCGGGTGCTCGATGCGGCGCATCACCGCGTCCACCGTGCCGCGCAGGAAGGGGACCTTCTGATGGAAGGTGGCGATCAGCTCGCTGGCCTCGTCCAGGGGCAGCTCCAGGCTGTTGGCGAGCTTGGTCTTGCCCATGCCGTACATCAGGCCCAGGCCGATGGTCTTGGCAGCCTTGCGCTTGATGCCGGCCATGTCCGCGACCATCTGGTGGAAGTCGGTATTGGGGTCATCCCTATACGCCTGAGCCATCTTTTCAGCCCCCGGCAGGTCCAGGAGCGTGGCATAGTGGACCAGCAATCGCGGCTCCTGCGAGGAGAAGTCATTGGCCGCCCAAAGCTGGCCCTCCTCCGGCAGGAACAGGCCCCGCACCAGCGGCCCGATCACCTCGTGGCGCGCGGGCACCTGCTGCAGGTTTGGGTTGCTGGCGGACAGCCGGCCGGTGACCGTGCCGCCGTCCTCGTTGCGCATCTGGTTGAAGTGGGTGTGAATGCGCCCATCGGCCGCGCTGTGCTTGAGGTAGGGCTCCAGGAAGGTTCCGTGGGTCTTGTTCAGCTCACGGGCCTCCACGATCATCTTGGCCATCGGGTGGTCGTGGGTGTCCAGGAAGCTCTTGGTGAAGCTCGGTGCTCCTTGGGCCGTGCGCGGGTATTCGATGCCCAGCTTGTCGAAGGCCTGGGCGATGCTGGCGGCGGCCCAGATGTCCACTGTGCGCCCGGCCTGCTCCTTGATGTAGCGCAGGATGTCCTGCTCCTTGCGGCGCATGGCCTCGACCTGGCGCTCGCATTCGGCGCGGTTGAAGCGCACGCCCTTGAGCGTGATGTCCACCAGCACCGGCAGCACTTCGGTTTCAAGCTCGAAGATCGACTGCACCTCCTCGCGCTGCAGCAGGGCCTTGAAGTGGTGCCAGAGCTTGAGCGTGAGCGCCGCGTCCTGCTCGGCGTACTCGCCCACGTGCATGGCCGGCAGCCGCCACAGCTCCTTCTTCGCATGCACACCGAAGTCCTGGGCAGCTTCCTTCAAGCCTTGCTCGGACTTCACCTCCTTGAGGTAGTCAAAGCCCAGGCTGTTGAGCGCGTAGCTGAAGCGGTTCTCGTCCAGCAGGGGCGCGGCCAGCATCGTGTCGAAGATGCGGCCATTTACTTCGAAGCCGGAGGCTCTGAGCCACCCGAAGTCGTAGGCGGCGTTGTGCATGATCTTGTCCGCCGGTGTCGCCAGGACGTCAGCCACCCAGCGCTCGACGATGCGGCGGTCGAGATTGCCCCCGCCAGCGTGAGCAACAGGAAAATAGCCAGCCCACCCGTCAACAGCAACAGCGTAACCGACAACTTCACCGTCTCTTCGGGGCCATCCAGGGCCCATTGTTTCCATGTTCGGGTCCCGCGTCTCCAGGTCAATTGCGATCTCCGTGGCTGTGGACAAGTTGGGGAAAGTCTGTGGAGGAACCCACTCGGATACCCGGGGAAACATGGACATGGTCCGTGTGTCGCGCTTCATAGCCGGAAGCCTTTCTGTTCATTCTTGGGGAGCACGATGTGCAGGGACTGCTTTGCACGGGTGATGCCCACGTACAGCAGCCGGTTGATGTCGTCGGAGTTGCGCTCGTAGTCCTTGGCGAACTTGGTCGTGAGGTCGGCCAGCAGCAGCACGTTGTCGGCCTCGCCGCCCTTGGCTCCGTGGATCGTGGAGAGCTTGATCGGCACCTTTCCGGTGAGCTTCACGCCCCGGCGCAGCAGCGAGATGATGTAGTTGCGCTTGTCCTCGGCGATCTTGGTCAGGGCCTCGTGCCAGATTTCTGTGGAAAGAAGTCCGTGCTTTTCTTTCAGGAGATCGAGGGTGTAGAGCGCCCCGGGATCGGCCGTCTTCAGGCCCTTGTGGCCGTGCTTGACGCAGTCGGTGTCCATGTACTTGTAGATGGTCTTGACCACCTCGAAAGGCACCTCGCCGCCCTTGCGCAGACGCTCCCAGCCCAGCACGGCGGTGAGCACTGCCTCGGGAACGGACCGTTGGCCGTGGCGCTCGAACAGCAGGCCCTGGCTTTTGAGCCAGTCGTGCATGTCGGTGAGCATGTAGTTGGCCGCAGCCAGCACGAGCCACTCACCGTGCGAGACGTCCACGTGGTGCCAGTCGTTGTAGTAGGCCACCGTGCCCGTCTCCTCGCGCGCTTTCCAGACCTTGGGCTGGCGCTTGCGGATGCGGCGCACCACGTTGTTGGCCAGGGCATGTACCTTGGCCGGCACGCGGTAGGACTGGTCCAGGACCTTGATCTGGCCCTCGAAGCTCAGGAAGCTGTCAACGTCGGCCCCGGCCCAGGTGTAGACGGCCTGGTCGTCGTCACCTGCCAAAAACGAGCGCTGGGAGCGCAGCGCCAACTGCTCTACCAGCCTCCATTGCAAACGAGAGAGGTCCTGCGCCTCGTCGATGATGAGAACGTCCAGCCTGGGCAGCCTGTCGGGCTCCAGCAGCACCTGCTCCAAGAGGTCGGTGAAGTCCAGCAGGTTGCGCGACTGCTTGTAGTGCCGGTAGGCGCGCTCCACGTACTCGAAGTGGAACCACTCCAGCCCCATGACGGACTGGTTGTAGTGGGTCTTCAAATCCAGGCCCTTGATCCGTGCGATGTTGATCTCGTTCAGAATCGGGTTGTCCGCCTGCACCATGAACTCGTCCTCGCCCTGGCCGACGCTGATCTCGATGCCGGCCTCCTGCGCGAACTCGCGGTAGTTCTCTGGCGTCATCATGTCCTTGGTACCGATCCCCAGGCAGCGGTAGGCCAGGCTGTGCAGTGTGCGAAACCACGGGAAGTCGGTGTCAGGGCGCAGCTGCGGGAACTTGGCCACGGCGCGGTCCCGCGCCTCGGTGGCGGCCTTCTTGGTGAAGGAGAAGTACCCGATCTTGGTGGGGTGCACGTTGTCGGCAAGCTCCATCTCGACGACGTTGAGCAGGAAGGTAGTTTTGCCGCTACCCGGGGGACCGAACACTTTGGTAATGCTCATGGCTTGGTGCCTCTCAGTCGTTCTTTGACTTCGGACGTGAGCTCGGGCAGCGGTGCCCAGGCCACGAACCCTGCGTTGTTCATCCACGTGCCAAGCACGCACACGCCGCCCAGCGTCAGCAGCAAAATCTTGCTGCCGCCAGGCGGGGGCTCGACGTCCGGCAGCCGCCAGACCGCCTCACCGGATGTGTGGCGGATCAAAACGGGCTCCTTGCTTTCTTCTGCTCAGGCGTCTCGAAGGGCGAGTCCTGCTTGCCGAAGAGCGGCATGCGCCAGCAGCGTGCGGTGCGGTTCTTCAGGAACAGGCTGATCGGCTCGCCGCCCAACTCGCGGATGCGCTGGGCCATCTTCGGCGCGGTCAGGCCCTTGAAGTTGTTGCGCAGCAGGTGCGCTTCCAGGTCCTTCATGCGGAAGTAGACCTTGGCCTCGTCCTCGTTTACCCAAGGCCGGCCCATGAGAATCTCATCCCGGTCCATGGCCTGTTGCATGTGGGTGGTGAACTCCTCGACCAGATCATTGAAACGTCCAGTCAGGCTGGTGTCCTCGGGCGCTTCAGTGATCTGCTCACTCTCGACCATCTCACGAAGCAAGGCGTTGAGGAGCTGCTCCCAGTCCTGCTTGCGCAGCGTCGGGGGCAGCACGTTGATCTTCTCGACACAAGCCTTCTGAAAGGCCGATTGGTTGTAGAGCGCCTCGGTGTCGAGCTCGATGCGCTTGCCGTTGATGTCCAGGAACCAAAGCGGTGGCTCGCTGTTGTACTTGGACAGGGATGAAAGCTGTGGTGCGTCAGGGCCGTCCGCACCGATACCGTACTTGCGGGTTCTGCACAGACCACTGTTGCAGAAGCTGTTCAAGGGTGCGTCCTTGCATTTGTACTTGTAGTCCTTCTTGTGGAGCTGCTTGATGATGACCTGCAGCTCGTTGTTGGGGAGCATCGGCTGCACGTACTTCACGTTGTGCTCGGCCAGCTCGTTGTCCCAGGTCGCAGGCTTGGCCCGCTTGAGGAAAATACCGATGTTGAAGAGGGCGTTGTTGCGTGTCCCCTCGGGGACGCCTTGAGCGCAGATAGCCTGTAGGCATGGTGGACCGTCCTTGATGGGGTGATCGGGTTTCTTGGGCTCTTCCGGTGGCTGGATGTCGGGCGGCTGCACCCACTTTGCGTGCAGCGCGTAGAACTCCTCCAGCGTCGCCGCTGTGCCATCGTCCTGGATGGCGTAGCGCATGGTCTGGTCCCCACCGAAGTACGGCAGGTTCAGGAAGTTGCCGGTGTCGCCCCGCTCGACCAGTATCTCGGCCTGCTTGGGGAAAATCTCGCGCCCCGCCTCGCCCAGCAGTGCTGCACAGGCCTTGAGGTAGCGTTGCATGTGCGCGGCCGGCGTGGGCTCGCTCACAAACAGGAAAACGTGCGCCCCGCCACTCTTGCTGCGGCAGACGACCAGCGGCAGGTTCATCTCGCGGATGCGCCTGATCAGCCCCTGGTGATCCAGCGGGTACTGGTCAATGTCGATGCAGCCCCAGATGCAAGAGTTGTCTGCCCGAATCGGAATGATGCCGAGCGACGGATCGACCCCCTCCAAATGTTTGACCCACAGGTCATCAGTCGGAGGCTTGCGCACTACGACTGCTTTGCCGGCCTGTTTGCCGCTCTCCTTGGACCCCTCGATCTTGTAGGTTCCGTATGCAATATCGAGTCCGCTGAATATCGCCTTGAACCGCGTGATGTCTGTCATTTCTTCTTTCTTGTAAGGTGGGGCCTACTCATGGTTGGGCGGGTACCCGTGTCTTGCCTTCCAGGAGCTACCTGGATCGACTCAACTATCCGTGACCCAACCACTTTCGGCCCCGAAACTCAGAACGGCTCAGGTCCTGTACGGCCTTCGCTACCCTCCGCACCTTCGTGCTTGACCTTCACGTCGCCCGCGCTGACAGACTGCGCGAACTGTTTGCAGGCCATGTAGATGTCGTTGGACTCCACCGGGCCAACTCGTTCTATTTCCCAGCCAAACCACTTGCCCTTGTCGTTGGACTCGGCCGTGGTGGTCAGGCGGTAGACCTGGCTGTACATCGGAGGCGTGAACAGACCGTTCTTGCCAGTCATCTTCACCGACTGCATCATGCTGTTCCACTTGCGGCTCTTCTTGAGCTGCGTGGACTTCATGACGATCAGTGCAGGGCTGGGAACGCCGTTCTCGTCAATCACCATCACGTAGTGGTTGGCGGTGTTCTCGATGTAGTTGCCGTTGTCGAGATAGTCCTTGTTGTCACCAGGATCGCGATGCGTCTGGGACAGGATGTCGCTGGTAGCCGGGTAGATGTGCACGGGAGCACCGCTACCTTGGCCACGCGGGGCCCACTCAATGTACTGACGGATGTACGCGCAAGGTACCACCTGCACGCCACGCTTGCCGTCAAAGAGCTCGCCGGTGACGCTGTTGAGGATCATGCCGGGGAGGGCACCATCCACATCGCCGACTTCCGGGCTGGTACTCGTGAGCAGGCGCAGGAAGGGCAGTGCATAGTCCTCCTGGCTCATGTTCTCGAAACCTTGGCCGGCGTCTTGCTCCAGGTCGCTCATGATCGCCAGTGCGGTGCTGGCCTTTTGTTCCGCAATATCAGTCTTAGCCATGGTTCATGGTCCTTTCTTCGTGGTTCGTGGTTACACAGACTTGATGACAGCTTTCTGGCCGATGAACACGCCAAAAAGCTCGGTATCGACGGGCTGCCCCTTCTCGATACGCTCCTTCACCCAGGCCTTGAGGGTCTGGGGCTCGATCTTCTCGGTCTGCTCGGCCGGATAGCCTTGCTCGCCCAAAAGATTGAGAAGACGTGAGCACAGTTCGTCCTCGTTGCGACCGAACCGCACGCTCACAGTGTTCTTGATGATGTCGTCAAAACCGTTGTCGCGCAGCCATTGGTACGCTTCAGCTTGACGGGCTTTCGGGATGCTTGCCCCGTAGAACGGCTTGATACTGATGCTGCTACCGTCCTCCATCGCGAACGACTTCATACCAGCTTCGGCCATGGCCTCGGGTATGGTCTGCTCGGTCAGCTTACGGTACTGCTCGTTCTTCTCGGAGATGGTTTTCTCCAAGTCCGCGAGCTCCTTCTCCAGCAGCTTGGCACGACGTGCAAGGCCAGAGATACCTGTCACCTGCTCGTCAGAAACCTGCAGGGCGTCAGCATCGTTCTCAAATAAATTCGTAAGGCTCATCACTTTCTCCTTTCTTGAAGAGGTCAACCTCCAACGGAATATAGCGCCTTTCACGCTTGTCCCATTTGAGGCACTTGAAACGGCCATGATTTTTGGCCGCAGCTACTGCACAGGCAATACCTATTGCAGAGGGGTCGCCGATGAGAAGCAGGTAGTCATCGTCGCAAAACTTCTCCAGCTTGCGCTGGATGCGTCGCACTGTAGGCACGACTGAGAACGCGATCTGCGCCATAGGCGGCAGAATGGTTTCGATCTTGCCGTAGTCCAAAGCACTTGCGATGTTGTGCTGCGTGGTCTCGGACACGACGTACACAGTTGGCACTGAATTTCTCCTTTCTGGAAGTGAGAGACCAGTGTACACTCTCAACAAGGGCCGCGCAAGCCCCCTTCAAGAAAGAGAGAACACATGGACCGATTCCTTGAGACCTATCCGTTCAAGAACAAGCCCTTCCTGCATCAGCAGGCCTACCTGCAGCGCTTCTGGGACTCGCCCGTTGCAGCCTTGTTCGCAGACACCGGCACGGGCAAGAGCTTCATGCTCATCAACAACGCCGCGATGCTCTACGACAAGGGCAAGATCAACGCGCTGTTGATCGTCGCACCCAAGGGTGTCTATCGCAACTGGCTGAAGGTGGAAATCCCCAAGCACTTGCCTGCACACATTGTGCACCGAATGGCCATCTGGACGCCGAGCCCGCGCAAGGCCGAGGCCAAGGCACTTGATGACCTCTTCGTGTCCACCGAGGACCTGAAGATTTTGATCATGAATGTTGAAGCGTTCAGCACGGCCAAGGGCACGGCCTTCGCCAAACGCTTTCTGCTTGTGCATGACGCGATGATGGCGGTAGACGAGAGCACGACCATCAAGGGGCACACGGCGCAGCGTTCAAAGAACGCGGTGAAGGTCGGCATTGGGGCACGCTTTCGCCGCATCATGACCGGATCGCCAGTGACAAAGAGTCCGATGGACCTGTACCAGCAGTGCGAGTTCTTGTCGCCGAACTGCTTGAACATCCACAGCTACTTTGCCTTCCAGGCCAGATACGCGGTCACTGTTGAGCGGCAGCTGGCATCGCACTCGTTCAAGCAGGTGGTGGGGTATCGCCGGCTTGATGAGCTCAAAGAAAAGCTCGACAGGTTCAGCTTCCGCGTCCGCAAAGACGAGTGCTTTGACCTCCCGGACAAGGTGTTCCTCAAGCGTGAAGTGGAGCTGACCACGGAACAGCGCAAGGCCTACGACCAGATGGTGCTGGCGGCTCTTGCGACCTTTGACCAGGGCATCAGCACGACGATGAACACGCTGACACAGATCATGCGCCTGCAGCAGATTGTCTGCGGGCACGTGACGCTCGACACAGGCGAGGTGGTCACGCTCAAGAACAACCGCATGGAAGAGCTCTTGGCGGCCATTGAGGAGTCGGACGGCAAGATCATCATCTGGGCCAACTTTAGACACGACATCGAGGCCATCAAGCTCGCGCTCCAGAAGGAGTACGGGATGAGCAGCGTGGCCACGTACTTTGGCGACACCACCGCTGAAGAACGCTCGGACATCGTGGATCGGTTCCAAGACCCCAACAGCGAACTACGATTCTTTGTGGGCCAGCCGCGCACCGGAGGCTATGGCCTGACGCTCACCGAAGCGCACACGATGATCTACTACTCCAACAACTACGACCTGGAAATTCGCCTGCAGTCCGAAGCCCGCATCGACCGCTACGGCCAGAAGAACAAGATGACCTACATCGACCTGGCGTCGCCCGACACCGTGGACGAGAAGATCGTCGAGGCCCTGCAGAAGAAGATGGACATCGCCAACCTGATTCTCGGCGAGCATGCTCGGGAGTGGATCAAGTGACCCTAATCCCCTGGTCTCACCAGTTTGCGTACAAAAAACTCCAAAAAACTGACACGTCGTCGGGACGTGTCTACGAAGTGCCGGAATTTGGACATGTCCCCTCGGTGACAACCATCCTGGATCGCACGAAGGACAAGGCCCAGCTCGATGCCTGGGCGCAGCGCGTGGGCCGTGAAGAGGCAGACAGGCAGAAAGAGCAAGC